GCGCAGTGGCTCAACGCCTTGCTGGTGGACGAGCTGCGCGCCTGGGAGCAGATCGGCGACCGTGACCCGGCGGTGATTTACTCGATGTCGTCGATGCTGACGCTGGCCGGCTTCGTGCACGTCTACGACAAGCGCAACGCCGACACGCCAGACATCCGCGTCATCCGTGGCGCGATCAGCGCGGCGGAACAATGCACAAAGCGCGGTTGCCGGGTGTCGGCTGACGATGCGCGCGCTTTCAGTGCTGCGTGCGATCGGGCTCAGCAGATCATCAACCACGGCAGTGTGGCGGCCATCGTGCACGCGGCCCAGTCGATGCGCGCGCTTGTGGGGCTGGCGGCGTGACGTGATGCTGTGGCCATGGTGGTTGAACCCGGCGACGAATCCGAAGACCTGGTGGGCGGCATTCCGGTGCTGCCTGCCTGGGTTTGCTACACGTGCGGCCTCGTGTTCGATGCCGGCAAGCCCGACGCGTGCCCGGTGGGCGCCGTGGGCTGCAGCGATCTGCTGGCGGAATCAGAGTAAAGATCTGAATACAACCGGCCGCAAACCCGCGCAGCTGCTGGGTTTCATGGTTCCGGCGGGCCGTCCGGGCGCAACGCGGGCGCATCGGATGTCACTCGGTGTCACAGAAAGCCACTCAGAACCAATCGTCGGAATTGATTAAATTCGATTAGAATCGAGCCTTCAAGAAAGGTCATCATGCACGTCATCAGCAGCAGCTACGGCAACGACTCGGTCGCCATGATTCAATGGGCGCGCGAGCAGGGGCTGACTGATGTCACGGTGGTTTTTGTTGACACGGGATGGTCGGCCCCCGGCTGGCTCGACCGTGTCGCCAGAATGGAGGCCTGGGTTCAGTCCGTCGGCTTCTCCGTGGTGCACCTGAAAGCGGCCACAGGGTTCGAGGATCTGATGCTGCAGAAAAAGGGTTTCCCGAATCAGCGGTACCAGTGGTGCAGTGCGATGCTGAAAGGCATCCCGTTCCTGAACTGGATTGACGAGGCCGACCCGGACTGCAGTGCCATCGTGATGATCGGCAAGCGGCGCGAAGAATCCACCGAGCGCGCCGACACCCCGGAATTCGTCGAGCAAAGCGAGTACCATGGTGACCGTCGTGTCTGGCACCCGCTTTACGTGCACACCGAGAGCGAACGCGACGAACTGCTGGCGCGCGCTGGCTTTGAACCTCTTCCGCACCGGTCCAAAGAGTGCAGCCCCTGCATCAACTCCAACAAGTCGGATCTGCGGCGACTCACCGAAGAAGACATTCAGCGCGTCGAGTCGCTGGAGGCCCGTGTGGGAAACACGATGTTCCGCCCCAAGAGGCACGGCGGCGCAAAAGGGATCAGGCGCGTGGTGGCCTGGGCCTACTCCGACCGCGGCAAGTACGACGATCGGCAGGACTCGCTGTTCAACCACTGCAGCAGCGGGTACTGCGGCTTTTAGGCGGGCTGATAGTGATAGTCTCGTGACGCTATCATCGCGCCATGGCCGAACATCCTCAAAAAGCTGAATTCCTCGAAGCCGTCACCCTGCACCTGGCGACGGTGGGCGCCAACAATTGGAAAATCGTGCTTGAGCGGTTCCCCGACATCCCCGAGCCGACCAAGTGGCGGTGGATCCGCATCGCCAAAGGCGCGGACGTCCCCAAGCCCCAGCTGATCAACGCGAAAGCCAGGATCGTGCAGAAGGTCAAGAAGGCCGGCGGCACCGACCGACAGCGCGAGGCCCGGGCCAACAAGACCGAGAAAATCGCGATGCACCTGCCGGCGGCGCCCAGCCCCAACTACATTGCGAAGACCGGTGAATCGGGCCTGCAGAATCTGGACTTCGTGGCCGAGATCCACGCGCTCTATGGCGACGCCCAGATGCTGCGTGCCTACGCCATGAAGACCCGCGCGGACCCTGAGACCGGCGAACTGGTGGAGGTCATCAACAACCCGGCGGCCTTCGACAAGTCGATCGTGCGACGCGCGGGCCTGCTGGAGACCGCTATCAAGGCGGTGCAGGAGGTGTGGGATCTGCGCCAGATGCAGAACTTCTACGAGATCGTCATCGATGAGATCGGCCGCGAGTCACCGGAGACGCAGAAGCGGATCATGGTGCGGCTGGCTGAGCTGAACAGCCGCCAGGGTTTCACCACCTCGCTGCGCGTCTGACATGGCGTTCGCATCCAACGGCCGGGCCTACAAGCCAACCGGCGCCGGCCGCGGCAACCGGCGCGCGCTGCCCGACTTCAGCATGGGGCTCACCGAGGCCATCGCTGAACTGGAGAAAAAAACCGGCTTCAAGCTGGACACGCGCGAAGTCATCCCCGACGGCATGACGTTTCGCGAGTGGTGCGAGCACCTGGGACGCGGCACCAAGCCCGACAGGTCCGACGGCCTGAAGGTGGACGGCAAGCCCTTCACGCTGGACGACCGGCCGGCCATGGCCTGGATCTATGACCAGATCCCCAGCACGCGCGAAGAGGCCTACCGCTACGTGCTGGTGCTGATGAAGTGCGCACAGGTGGGCTTCACCGTCATGGAAATGCTGGCGACGATCTACCTGGGCATCAAGTTCGGGCCTTGCATCGTGGGCATGTTCCTGCCCGACATGAACCTGGCGGGCCTGAAGTCGAGCGAACGGTTCATGCCGATCGTGCGCAGCGTGCCCAGCGTGCACGAGCTGATGACGCAAGACGCGGCCGATGGATCCGGGCGCAAGAATGGCGAGGGCAACGTCAACCGGCGGCGCATCGATCAGGCGCTGTTCATCTTTTCGTGGACGTCGGGCCGGGCGACAACCGAGTCGATTCCGATGGACGTCCTGAGCTTCGATGAAGTGCAGGAGATGACGCTGGAGCAGATCGAAAAGACTTACGAGCGCGTGAGCGCCAGCCAGCTGCGTTTCATGCTGATGGGCAGCACGGCGAACTGGCCCGATGCCGACATCGATTTTTGGTACAAGAAGGGCACGCGCCACCGCTTTCACTCGAAGTGCCCGACGTGCGGCGCCGCGAAGCCGCTGGACGACTATTTCCCCCAGTGCATCAAGTACGACAGCGACCGCGACATCTACCGGTACGTGTGCGAGAACGGCCACTACCTGGTGGACACCCAGCACGGCGAGTGGATAGCCGAGGTGCCCGAGCGCGACCGCGGGCCCGAGGTGGACGTGCCGCTGAAAGAGCGCCGGCTGCGGATCCGCTCAATCCACTTCCCCCAGTTCCTGAGCCCGACGATCAGCGCCGATGAAATCATCACGGCGTTCAACGGCGCGACGGACATGAAGAACTTCTACAACCGGAAGTTGGGCAAGCCGTACCTGGACCCGTCACAAGTGCCGGTGACCCTGGAGCACCTGGCGCAGTGCGTCGAGGCTGGCAAGCGGGCGGGCGTGCAGTGGAAGACGCGCGCGAGAGGTGCGTACATGGGCATCGACCAGATGGGCCAGTACAACGTGTGTGTCATCAAGGAGCGGCTGCCCGACGGCCGCCAGGCGGTGGTGCACGTCGAAGAGGTGTTCAGCGAAGATCCTTTTGCCCGATGCGACGAGCTGATGGTTCAGTACGACATCGCCGTGTGCGTGCTGGAGATCAACCCCAATTACTCCGAGGCCAAGCGCTTTGCGAACAGGCACAAGGGGCGTGTCTTCCTGTGCGACAGTTTCGGGTCCATGAAAGAGGGAATGATCGTTTGGGGCGACGCTCCAAAGTTGGACGTGAGTGAGCGTCGGACGGATGAAGGCGAGCGAGACCGCTACACCCTCAGAATGGATCAATACAAGTGCATGCAAGTGAGTATGTCCCGATTCACGGCAAAAGAGCCCATGTGCCTGTTTCCAGACCCTCAAGGCCTGGTGCAGGACGTCAAGGAAAAGGGCAAGACTCAGATGATGGCCGTGCTGCCGAGGGCCTTTCATCACTTCACTAAAACCGCACTGATCGCCGAGAAAGATGAAGAGACGAACCAGTTCAAGCGACGCGTCGTGAAGGTCGGCATCGACCCCCACTTTTCCTACGCCAACATGCTCTGCGATGTGGCGTGGGCCAGGTCGCACGGTACGGCGACTTTCATCATTCCAGAAGGCCCCACGTCGGCTTCAGAGCTCGCCGCCAAAGCCGCCGCGCGCGACATGCCGGGCCTTCCGAACGAGGTCGTCAAGATGTTTGATGGCGGTTTGCCGCCTGGGCAACTCTGCGGCCGATGCAGCGCGTTCAACCCGGACACCGGAATGTGCGCCGATCGAGAACTCACGGTTCGCGCTGAAGATCAGGGGTGTGTGCTGTTTGTTGCCAAATAGTTAGGTATTATCTCGGCATGAAAAATGACGAGATCATCGGGCAGCGATTCGGCAGACTGACTGCGGCTTCAAAGGCCGCAGGCATGGCGCCGAGGTTCTACGAGTTCGCGTGCGACTGCGGAGCCAAGAAGGTTGCATCGATCAGCGACGCGAGGCGCGGCATGGTCGTCAGCTGCGGGTGTCAGAAGCGCGAGAACGCTACCGCCATGAGGGCCAAGCGCCGGACGCTGATCAACGATCTTGCGGGACGTAGATTCGGCATGCTGCTGGTGCTGGACCGCGCCGAAAACAATCGCCATGGATGTGCGGTGTGGCGTTGCATGTGTGACTGCGGGACGGAGAAAAGCGTCAGCGGAAATCACTTGGTCACCGGCAACACGGCCTCATGCGGTTGCGCCTACCGTAATCGCTTGGTTGTGCGGCCCCAAGACAAGCGGGCCAGGTCAAACGAGTATGTGAAGAAGCGATACAGGACGGATCCAAGGTACTCGATCAATCGCCGAGCGCTGCACCTGGTGCACGCGTCATTGAAGGCGAGGGGGTCGGCAAAAAGCGCCCGGTGGGAGGCCTTGGTGGGCTACACGCTGGACGATCTGGTGAAGCGCCTGAAGCGCACCATGCCAAAAGGCTGGACATGGGATGACTTCATGGCCGGTCGTTTGCACATCGAGCATAAGACGCCTCTTTCGGCATTCAACTTCACCAGCGAGAACGATCTGGACTTCCGGCGCGCATGGGCTTTGTCGAACCTGCGGCTGCTGCCGGCCGCCGAGAACATTGCAAAGGGCGACACGGTTGATGGACCGTTTCAGCCTTCGCTGGGGTTCTGAATGCGCCCGGCCAGCGCCCGAAGGCTACTGCCAGGCGCTGGAATCAAGCATTGGCGCGGGTTTCCGGGGCGCTGGATTCAGACTACGGGTCAGTTGCGCTGGAACAGGATGCACCGCTCGGTGCACTCAATCCGTGCGCGCTCGATCGGCTGCGCAGT